GCCCATGATGGTCTCCGATTCCAGGTGGTCAGGTCAGAATAAGCAGCATCGCCGCAGCGGCCGGAACCGAGCCGCGACGAGACGGTTGGTCGATTTCTCGGCAGGGAGATTGATCATGCAGGCGCCGCAAGCTAATCCAGACTGCTCAATGGGGATTATTCATGCGGCGGATTGCGACTTTTGCGATTTTATTCCTCAGTGTAGCCGGAGCTCTAGCGGCTGGGGATGAAATGGGACAGCAGGTGGAGGCGGTGCAGCCGTCTAACGAACTGATCGAGAAACTCGAACATAAGCCTTCGGTTGAAGATCCGGGTGTGCGGGCATCGACGGACTTCACCCACGATGAACTGCCATACCAACTCACCGACGTCCTTATCTCAGATAACCTTCCCTATTACCCGTACTACGCTCTCAAAGAGGGCGCTAACCACGTCGTGCACCCCATGGCCCTGGGGCGTTTCCTCCTTCGGAATGCGGAGGCTAGCGACCGCCTTGTGCAGACGCGTTCCATCATGCTTTAATCACGGACGAGCACTACCGGAGGGATGCATGGCTCGCACTCGTAGCTACCGATCGTACGTCCCAGAAGACGATATCGCACTCATGAAACGGGGGCATTTTAGGGATGTAACGACCGCTGGAGCAGATGAGGTCGTCTACGAGCTTGTGCCCGTTGACTTGAAGGATGCCTTGGCTCGTGACCCGGAACTTCCGCTCCACCTGCAGGTGACACTGTCCCGCATTCTACACGAGCCCGAGCGGAAGACCGTGAACTTCTGACCACTCTCGTCAAAGGGGAGCTTCTATATCAAAAACAAATGCGGGGGTAGCGGCTTGAGCTGCGTCCGCAGAGTTCGTCGCCGCAGCCCTATTCTGAACTACATTCATCCGCGCCCATCCAAAGACATAACTGTCAGCATATATGCCGTAGCAGGTGTTGGCGGCTGCCGCTACAGCATCGATAACGTTCCCGCTGCACAGCGCATAGAGTACCCCGTCATTTGGCGAAGCTGCCGCCTGCCTGAACCAGATGCCGCGCTGGAACACTCGATACATCACGTTGTTCTGAACCGCGACGTTGCGCACGTTCCGAACCTGGATGGCTGCCGAGCCCCCAGCGAAACTCCCCACGCTGTCCATCTGATTGCCTGCGATCATGAGATGCTCCCCACGTTCGCCTGCGGCAGCCATGTTGGCCGTGATGCCCCCGCGTTGGTTGTATGTCTGACCGCTGCGCGTCATGGTACCCCCGGGGATACCGGTGATCTTGTTATTTAATATGCTGATGCGCTTTCCTACCAACCCTGCCTCATGGTGCTCGGCTACAATCCCGTTCCCGCAGCCCACCACCATGTTTCCTTCAAATACGATGTCAGTCCCGTTGTGTTCGTCAATACCCTCCCATGAGGGGACGTCCTTTACGTGGTTGTTTCGCACCCAACAGAACGACGGCCCCGGCCCTCCGCTGCTGGACAAGCATATTCCATACGCATTTAGATTGGGGGGATTGCCCGCGCTGCCCGGATAGACGTTCTCAACGTGGTTTTCTTCGATGTAGGTAAGCAGCGGGCTATAGAGAATGATGCCAGACTGCCCCACTCTCTCGATGTCATTTTTCTGGATGTAGCTGTTCTCTACGTAGCTGCCATTGATTCCAGAACGCCCGAAGTTGACGATCCGAAGCCCTTCGATCCTCAAATTAGAAACCGGAGCGCCAGATGTTCCGGCGATGTACACGCCGTCATGCAAATCCTGGAATCCGTTCTCGAAGCTGTCGTCAGTATGACCGCCATCGATGGTGAATCCTCGTAGCGTTACATTGGCGCCTTCTACGCTAAGAGCCCTCCCCGCAGAGGGCGATTGAGCCAGAACTGCGGTTCTCGGCCCTTCCATGATCGCTCCCAACGGCACTGTAAGAGATGAAAACCTATATGTCTTCCCGCCGTTAAGTCGACACGGCCTGCCAATCGACAGCATCGCGTTCAAGGCCGCGGTATCGTCCGTCGAGCCGTCTTCGAAAGCCCCCAGCATCTTCGGGTTTAACGTGGTCTCCGCAATCTCCCACCAAGCACCATCGGCAGACTGGATCTTGCCCGCATGGGTTGGCTCGGTGTCGACGCGCTTGTAGAGAGCAGCGCCGCCGTCTCCGGCCGCATAATATCCGGTAAGCTGGATGGATTGGACCGCAGCATCGATTGTTGCAGCCTCGACGCCAGCCTTGCTGTTATAACGGGCGACTACGACCGTTTCCGCTGCGCCTTCAGCGGCATCACGGGCGGCCTCCGCCGCTGCTTGTGCCGCTTCCGCAGCCGCAAGAACTGCTGCGCTCGCTTGGTCCGAGACCAGTCGATATACATCGCCGTTGTCAAGGAAGAGGTACATCCCCCCAGCCACGAGGCCGCCAGCCGTGAGTTGATTGCCCGAGCTTGTAAGCAGCGGCTTGCCGTTGATCGTCACCGGCCCTGTGTTCGGTTCAAGAATTTGGATCGAGAAGAGCGCAAGCCCAGGCCCATCGGGCACCGGCAGATTGGGAGTGGCCTCGATGGCATTCGCGGTTCCGCCGGTGATTGTGTAGCGGATAAGGAGGTTTGGGAGGTCGATATCCCCCCCCTGCCCAGCGATGAGCGCAATGATCAGGCGCTCGACCTCAGTCCCCCAGCGCTGCGCGTCGGCGTTCTTGACTTTGCGTGGATCGCCACCGGCATCGGTAGGCGCAAAGACATTCACAGCCGTCTCGGTGAAGGCGGTCATCAAATTCTCCGAATTGTCACTAGGTAAGTGGTTAGGCCTGCGGCGGGACGCTGAAGCTGCCGCTGCGATAAGCGCCTCGGGTGCCGTTGCTGGTGTATGAGGCAATGCGCCACTGGACGCCCGCAGGCGCGATGCCGCCCGGCCGCCCATAGCTGTGCTGGACTTGCCGCATCACGCCGGGGCGGATGTCGTTGAAAGTCGCTAGAGGCTCCCAGCCTTGGCCGACATCATGCTCCACCGTCACCTTCACTGCGCGCATCTCGAACACGGTGATGTCCCAGGTCGCTTCGAGATCAGTTTGCGTCAGATTGGTGCCGAGATCGACATCGGGTTGCCCGGTTGCCGTGTTGTTGACGTTGAGCGGGTCCACCACCAGTGGATCGGAGTAGTAACCGACCTCATCGCCATCGGCGTAGCGGACGCGGAATTCCACGCGGTCGCCGTTGGTGTCCTGAGCGACATAGGCATATTGGTTGCCGCTCGCCTCGTATTCGGTCATTGCGGCCCACTGCGTCGGCAGGCCGCCCGAGTAGTAGCGGTAGTTGGCTTCCGGCGTGCCGCCCCCGCTTACTTCCGTGAAGCGCATGCGGGTTTCCCATGCGCCACCCGGATACTGCACCACCGCCGCCTCGCTCGGCATGGCAGGCGTCGGAATGTCCGTCTCATACTGCAGATCGGGCGCCAGCTCCGGCGGAGGAGCTTCCATGGTCGCCGGGTTCCAAGGTTGATCGATCAACTCCTGCGGCCAGACGATATAGGGGATGTCCACCTGCCCCTGCTCGTCATCGATGCGAGGGGGAGCGAAGCGGGTGAGCATCGTCTCTTCGGCATCCTCGTCCACCACATTCGCGTAGACGACGCCCCAGGCGGCGAGCCCGGCCATGTTGGTGCGGATCGATCCGGCATCCGCCCTCGCCTGCAGGAAGAGCCGGCGCGCAATGCGCTGGGCCTGTGCATGGCTCGGGCAGAACGGCAACTCGACATCGAAATACTTCTCGCCGTAACGGTCGACCTCGTCCTGCACGCGCGCCCAGGCGATGCCGGCCATATTGATCTCGCCCATGTCGTAACCGCGCTCTGGCGAGTAGTACTTGATGCGGCAGACGTTCGGACGCTCCACGGCCTCGGGCCCGGATTTCCAGTTCAGTTCCGTGACGTGCTGCGACGTGAAGCTGATTTCCGGTTCCGGCACATCATCGATCAGGCGGATGCGGATCAGGCCGGAATCGCTCATCACGATCTCGGCGCCGATGCTGTCGAGCACCTGCTGCATGATCTCGCCGCGCTGGGTCTCCGAGGGCCAGATGCCCCAGCATCGGGCTCGTGGTTCTGTGCCGTCCCGCGTGGCGACGAGAACGTCTGCCTTGTCGGCTTCGTCTGCGATGAACTCCCAATCGAAGTCTGCCGACGTCAGGTCGGGATATTTCCGCATGATATGGACGGCGCAGAGAATGCCGTTATCGGTCCATTCCCATGTGTCTTCATCGTCGGCATCTTGACCCGCATCGCGCGGGTCATAGACCAGCCCGACCCGCGCCATCGCCATGATATCGGGAGCGCCGCCCTGGTAAAGCTTCTGGAAAAGCTCCTGGCTGCTTTCGCTGTCTATGGTCGGGACGCGATAGCGGGCAAGCGTCTGGAATATGCCACGGCAACGATGCGCGCTCGTCCAGAGATCCGGGAAATCGGATATGAGCTCCGGCCACGCCGTTTCCGTGCCGTCGCCCACCTTCGACTTGATCGTCAGATACGTTCCGCTGCTGCGCGCCCACGGCGGCGAGGAGACCGACCCATCAGGATCGACCGTCACCGGCCGGCCACCGACGAAATACTCCTCCACGGCATCGATCGGGCCGCGCAGGTGCCAGATCAGTCGCGAGATGTACTGCCCTTTGGTGTTGCCGAACGCCTTCAGCCCGGCAACGCGGACGCGGCCGACGCCATTGTATTCTGAGCTTTCCGCCTCCTGAAACGTGTTCTTCAGTTCGCCCGGGTCGATCTTCGGCTGTTGGCGCTGCGAAAGCGCAAGCTGCGCACCAAGCACCGCGCCATAGGCCGCAACCTGCAAGCCGGCATAGATGATGCCCGGCGTGAAGACGGCGCCCAACGGCCCCGAGAAAAGCAGGAACGTCAGCGGCGTGAAGATGACATCCGCCTGCGCATGCGCCGTCATCGCCAGCCACGACGCGCAGCCGGCCAAAGCAACCTTGAGCCACTTCATCAGGAGATCGCCCAGACCTTCACGAAATTGCGTGGCGTGAGCCAGAAGCCGCCATCATTCTTCCGCCACCAGCAGATACCGCCCGAGCCGCAGATGACGCCGACCTGGCCGAATGTCCGCGTGTCGATGATAGCGACGTCGCCGAGCTCGGGCCGGCCGAACCGCTCAAAAACGCCGCCGCCCGCGAGCGCTTCATCCCAGATGTTGACCAGCCCGCCGGCCTTGCGGATCAGCGTGTGCGCCTCCTCCTGCGAGGCATAGGGCCAGATCGGCACGTCATAGCCGTTCGCCTGCAGCCAGAGCGCGCATGAGGCCGTGCAGTCGTCGCGCCCCCATGTGACCGGCTTTCCCTCGAATTGGTCAAGGAAGGCGAGGAGCTTATCCCTCATGTGTTGAACACCTCGACCACTTTCACGCCGATGAACTGGCCGCCCTTGTCGCCGGGGAAGCGACGTTCCTGATCGGACGGGTTCCACCGGCCGCCGAAGGGATAGTTCTGGCTCTGCCAGAGGCTTTCGATGGTGAAGGAGGCATACCGCGTGCCCACGCCTGCCCGGTGCAGCGCCGGCGCGCTGATCTTGCCAGGGAACATCTTCTTAAGGCTCACGTCGATCTCGCCTGTCTCAGGATCGATCGCCGCCCAGTAAAGGTCGCAGCGCCGGCCCTCGATCTCCCGCGCGTCCTGCTTGATCTCCTTCCACGCCGCGGCGCTTATCGGCCCGAGGATGATGGTGACGGATGCCGCCTGCCCGAAGCGTGGATCCTCGACCGCGCTCACGCTTACAAGCTGACCGCCGGCCGGATCTGTGACGCCCTTCCACTCATGGCCGCCGATGGTAAAGCGCCCTACCCCATTGTGAGCGCGCACCAGCCCTGACGGCAGGTCGATCTCGGCGAACCAGGCACGCGCGACGTGCGGCCCGGAAAGCCGTTCCATGTCTGCTTCGGAATAAATCGGCATGGATCAGGTGGGGGTGCGCCGAGCCGCCATTGCATCGATCTCCCGGCGAATAGCCTCGCGAAGGGCGGCTTCGGCAGACCGTTCCATGCCTTCGGCCCAGATTCGGACGGTCTCGTTCGAAATCGGCTGCGGAGGGCGGATTAATCTTGGGGAGGCTGGCGCGGCGGACGCGGCCAAGGGCATCGCTGGCGCAAGGCCGATCGCCGCGAGAAAGGATCTGCGGTTCATCGTGAACTCCTAAGCCGTGAAATAATCGCGCACGTCGTAGTCGAGCACCTCGACCATGGTCACGCTCGCGCCTTCCGCCACCTGCAGGCTGCGGTCGGCTGTGGCGCTCTCCTCAGTTTCGAGGCGCATGGCAAGCGTCGGGTCGAGCGTGCAGAAGTCATCGACGGTGACCGCCTTCCGCAGTGACGGCCATATCCGATAGGTGCCAGGCTCGATCACTTCGGTGATGATGTAGAGGCCGAGGTGGAGCGGGAAGAACCCGATGTATTCGCCGCCCAGCAGAGAATGCCCCCAGAACACGTCGCCCAACTGGATGATCGTATCGCCCAGGGCCGCGCGCGCGGCCAAGGGAACCTGCGGCCGGCTGGTGCCCCAGTTCTCGCCGTTGCTCCAGGGCATCCCGTTCGACCACGGCTGACCATCCCTAACCTCCCGGTCGGTGGCATTCACCCCGGCTTCCTGATGAGTGATCTTGTCAGGGTCGCAGAAGCTCCACCTTGTGGCATTCGCCCCGCCATGCAGGGCAGTGATCCATCCGCGATACCGGCGGAACTCTGCCCCGCGCATGGCGTGGAAGGTGAAGCGGAAGCGCCAGAGGCCGAATGGAGCCCCGAACGTCTGCACAAAGCCGCCGATGCTCTGGTTTGCCCCAGCGCCAACAGTGCGCGGCCCGGATAGGGGTTCTATGCCGATGAGCCCCAGGCCGATCGGAGGAGAGATCAGGCGACGTGCCATTTACGCCCTCGTCTTCCGGGTGTTGCGGGTGTCCACGCGCTGATCGACAATCTTTGGGATATTCCGGCCGAGCTCCTTCACGCTCTCCTCGACACGCTTCAGCTGGGCTGGATCGGCACCAGGCGCATTGATCGGGGCATTGATGACCACGCTGCGGCCGCCCATGTCCTGGCCGGGCTTGTGGATGCTGACCGTCTCATTGGGAGAGGCTCGGAAGGCGACAAGCTGGCTGTCGATGCCGCCTGCGCCACCCACCTGAAACGAGCCGCCATTCGCGAACCCGACGAGGCCGCCGAGCAGGCTCGACAGGAACCCGCCGAATCCGCCAGACCGGCCAAGGCCAGAAAGGACGATCTGCGCGACGGTCGAAAGAACGTCCTTCAGGACATCCGACCATTCCTTGGTCCCCTTGATAGCGTCGGCAATGGATGAGCCGATGCCAGAGAACGCGCTTTCGATCGAACCGGCGATTCCGCCTGCCCCGCCGGCCACCGTGCCGGCCATGCTCTCCATGCCGTTGGTGAGGCCCTGCATGATGTTACGGCCGATCTCCGCCATCACCGTTGACGGAGAATGGATGCCAAGGGCGGAGCGGAAGGAATCGGCCACGCTGGATGCTGCGCTGGACGCCCAGCCTTTCACCGCTTCCCATTTCGACTGGAGCCCCTGCCACAGGCCATCAATGATCTGGCCGCCGATCTCCATCATCTGCGCAGGAAGGTTCGCGAAATAGCCGACGATCTGACTTGCGAAGTTCTCGATCGCCGCCTGGGCCGCATTGACCTTCTGGACGACAGTGTCCCATCCGGTGACGAAGGTGTTCCACGCCCCGGAAAGGAAGCTCTCGATCGCGGCCTGCGTTGCGTTGATTTGCGGCGCGAAGGCGACGAGAGCAGCTGTCAGAGCCGTGACGCCGGCCACCACTGCCAGAACCGGGGCCGAGATGGCCGCGATGCCGGTTGCCATAAGGCCAATGCCTACCAGGGCAGGCCCGATCGCCGCGGCGAGGCCAGCGATCACCGCGCCCCACTTCACGATTTCCGGGTTGGTCTGAGCCAGTGCCTTGGTCCATTCCGCGGCCTTGTTGATGATCTGGGTAATCCAGTCCAGAACACCACTGCTCGCTATGGCCACCGTGAGGCTTTTGATCGCCTCACCCATGGCCCGAAGGGAATCGTTGTAAGCCTTCAGGCCGGATGCATCCTCGGCGGAGAGAACAGAGGCGTTCTCGCCAAGCTCCCGGAAAGCCTGCCCGCCGTTTTGCAGCAGCGGGATGAGCGCCGACGCCTCGTCCGCGATCGCCTCCAGATAGAAGGTCATTTCCTGCTGGCTTACGCCGGCCTTGACCAAGCTGTCATAGTAGAGCTGGAGCGCTTGGGGCCCCGACAGCTTCTTGAACGCGTCCGCGGTGATCCCGACCTTCGGCGCGATGTTGGTGAAGAAGTCGGCCATCTCGCCGCCGCCGGTGGCCATGAAGTCACCGACCTTGTCGTTCACGTCCTTGAAGATGTCGCCTAGCTTCTCTCCCTCGATGCCGACAGAGCGGGCGGCGAAGGCGAGCTTCTGGAATTCCTCAAAGCCGGTGTTCGATATCTGGGCCGACTTCTGGAGCTGTTCGAGGTCCCTGGCCATCGACGTGACGGAAGCCGTCACCAGGGCAGCAGCGGCCGAGATCGGGGCCGTGAGGCGCGTCGAGAACTTCGTCCCGATCTCCTGCATCTGCGTGCCGAACTTCTGGAGGCGCGACTGCGCATTCCGGAGGCCTTCCGAGAACGCAGCGGTATCTATCCCGAGGTTAACCCTCAGGCTTCCGATGACGCCTGATGCCATGCTTACCTACTCCGTCGCCGGACCTTCGGCGCTTTGGACAGCCATGCCCTCACCTCTGCCTCCGTCACCGGGCGAAGGCTCTGGCTTGGCGTTCTCGGCTCTTTCTGGATGAGCTTGTCGAGCTTCGGCATCTTCTTGACCCGGTGCAGCGCCGCCGTATGCCAGGCCAACGAGATCAAGTCGTTCTGCTCGCGTCTCCGGCGAACAACCGCAGCGGCGAGAATGACGCTGATTTCGCGCAGCGTGAGAGACCAGAAACGGGATTCGTCCTGCCCTGCTTCGACCCATGATTTCAGGAGCGAAAGCCAGTCTATCCGGCTTTCGCCTTCGGAGGGCGCGCGCGCTCCTGCCCCTCCTGATCAGGGAAGAAGCGCTGGATGGCGAGCAGGATCTTTTCGGTGATGGTCTCCATCCCTGCATCATCGATCAGCGCACCGGCTTCCTTCGTCCCGATGCCTGGGTGCCCGTCGAGGAGGGCCGCCCAGACAAGAGAGCGGATCAGCTTCATGCTGGCGCCGCTCTCGCTCTGCATGTCGTTCACGATCTGCATGATCGGCTTGCCGAGGCTGTCCTCCAGCTCACAGATCGAGTTCGTGGTGAAGCGGAGGGAATAGACCTTTCCGCCCGCTTCAAGCGCAACCGCGCCCCGATGAGGGTTCGCCATGCGTTACGACCCCGACCCGACCGGAACTGTGTCCCAGACCTCCGCACCGGACGGGGCGAGCGTGACCGTCGCCGTCATCCGGTCATCAACCGGAATACTGCGCTCGTAGCCCGTCACCGATGCCTCGAATGTGACGCGGTGACGCTCCGTAGCACCCTGTTGCTGCGGGAAGGTAATGCGGTGCTCGACCACATCGCCGCTGTTGAGGTAGCCGAGAATGAGCTGATCCTCGGGGGAGCCGGGGATGTAATTCATCTCGAACGATGCCTCGCCGTTGTCGATCAGGCCGGGGATGTATTCGCGCCGGCGTTCGGGCGAACAGAAATGCGTCACGTCGATGCGATCCGCCGTCTGCGCGCCGGGCGAGAGGTTGTAGATCTCGCAGACCTCGACAAAGCCGCCCGCGCCGGATTCCGCGTTCGGATCCCAGATTTCATAGATGGTGTCCCATCCGATCGTTGCCCTAGAGGCCATTTCCCATGTCTCCAAAGAAAAAGCCGCCCGGAGGCGGCTGGCTGGTTGCGATTTGCCCTGGTGCTCAGGTGTGGTGAACGATCAGATCAACTGCCACGGCGAAGAGGTAGTTGACGCTGCCGCTATCTTCCGTGGGCAGATCGCGCCCCTCGGAATCGATGAAGATCGCTTGGATCCCGTTGTCGGGATCGCTGTACATGTCGAGCGCCGCGATCACGGCTCGGGCCAACTGCTTCGCCCCAGTGTAGGTATCCGCGGTGCAGTTCGCCTGAATGCGTGAAGCTACCGTGCCGCGGCCGCAGAAGTGGTAGTTCGGAATGCCGTCCACCCGGTGCAGAACGACATAGGGCCTCGGGGCATCCTGCGGCGCTCGCACCCAATAGCGCCGGCCATTAGCCACGCTTGCCAGCGCGACCGTTATTCGTTCTTCGATCATTTGGCTTTGCCCTTGGTGCCTGCGAGCGGAGGATGAGCCGCGCCATGATCTCGCGGGCCTTCATGCACATTCTGCAGGCCATCAGCCGCCCCTCGCCGCCTGCCGCGCAGCCTTACGCGCGAGGCGCTGAGCCGCCTTGGTGATCTGCGTTCCGAGCTCGTCCTTGATCTTCTCCAGCACGACATTCTTGTTGGCGTCCCACGCCGGCCGCATGAACGGCTGGGGAGCATGCTGGACTGTGCCGAACTCCTGCCAATGGCCATGCGGGTGCGGCACGGAAACATCGGGCCCGACATACATCTCCACGAACGATTTCGGATCCCCGCGGCTCTCCTTTCGCTGCTGCCTGTTGAGCCGGGACGAGATCGTGATGGAGTTCGCCAGATCGTTCGGCGGTTTGCCCGGGCGATCGGGCGCCAGCTTCTTCGCATCAGCAATGAGCGGCTGCGCGGCTTCGGTGATCGTGCGCCGGAGCACGTTGCGCGCCGTCGCCTTGGGCAACTCGGCCAGTGCGCGCTCAAGCTCGCGCAGACCCTCGACGCGGACGCGGGTCGCCATCAGTCGTTGCTCCTGACCGCGGTGATCTCGATATACCGCCCGCGCATGTCGCCTTGGTCGCCTTCCTTCACACCCTGGATGTTCCAGATCGCTCCGTCGTAGGAGATGCGATCAACGGGCGTGACGGTGCGCGCCTCACTGGATGAGCGGATCACGAAGCGCGTGCGCAGGAAGGAGCCGACCTGTTGCGAGGCGGCGAAGTTCTCGGCATCCGATACATCGCGGCGCGCGGCGCGCACGGTGATGAAATCGGTCCATGTCGGGATCGGTTCATTGAACTCGTTGGGAACCGAGGTGTACCGCTGGATCGTGATCTTGCGGTCGAGTGTGCCGGCGGAACGCTTTGCCATCAGATCGCCTCATACACATTCGTGTCCCAAGGGCGCGGCTTGCCATGAAAGCAGACGACACGCGCACCCTTGGGGATGCCCGCTTGGCAATGCTTCTTCCAACTCACCACCGCGCCGGGGCATTCGACCTGCCAATAGGACCGGGCCGACGTGTGACGCTCGATGAAGCCCTGATCCCCAAGCCAGCGCCCCGAATTGTTTTCGGCCATATGACGAGCCGGATCGGCTTTGAACGCCCTGTAGAGGTCGCCCATATCGCCGGACCAGGCCATGAGACCCGAACCCATGTCGCGGGCGTGTGGGTTGAAGTCACGCAGGACCGTGAATTGCCTTGACAGGGCAGTATCAAGCAGAGGGCCAAGATTCCCCGTGATCACCGTATCAAGGTCCATGTAAAGAACCGGACCCGGCAACCGGAACATCTCCATCTTGCACCACCAGTGCGGCCAATCGTGCAATGCCTCTATCTTGCCCGGCACGTCCTCTCGCGACAGGCATGCAAACTCGATGCCCGGAGCATGGCGCCTGCACTGGTCCCGCAGCGTCTCGACGTGGCCGGCGTGATATTCCCCGCCGCCGCGTAGGACGGTCAGGATGATGGGCTGCAAAGCATGTTCCGGTGATCGGCACGGCGCCATGAATAGCCGTGGGCATCGAGCCACAGGGCCAAAGCCGCGCAATGATCTGGCGTGTTCGCTTCAAGCACAAGATGCGGGCGGCATCGCTCAACCGTTTTCTCGGCCCCGCGCAGCACTGCCATCTCGTGGCCCTCGACATCGATCTTGATCAGAGACACATCGCCTGACAAAGCGTCATCGAGCCTTACGGCCTGCACCTCAATCCGTTTCGGTCTGGCGCAAGTCGCTCTTTCGATAGAGCCGCCAGAAGTCAATGGAACCGCAGGGTTGATCCACATCGTGACAGAGTCGCCCTTATCGGACGCTGCGGCGTGGTGCATCGCTATCACTGCGCCGTTGAGATCGGCGTTATCGGAAAGGCGGCGGAATACGGCCGGGTTCGGCTCGAAGGCCTCGACCTTATGCCCACGCAAAGCCATAGGGATCGAAAACCAGCCTGTTGACGCGCCCACATCCACGAACGTGCCGGTCGCGCCGAATATGAACTCGGTCGTTTCCGGCTCGAACGGCTGTCCAGTTTCGCGGCACCAACGGACGATCATGTCATCCTTGGCAATAAACCGCGCTCCGTTGGCTTCGTATGTCATGCCGCGAGAGCATCCTTCAGTGTCATTTTCGGGTACTTTCGGAGCATCGAAATCGGGCTGCAGTTGATCACCTTCACGCCGAGCGGCTCGATGACGTGCCAGGCATTGTCAACCGCGCGCCGCCAGCGCTCCACATTCGGAGCCCGAGGGTTATTCAGCCCTTCCGGATGCGCTCCATGCCAATGCAGCCCCGCCGCAACGGTCATGTCGTAGCCGACGAGGATGATCTTGCGGCACCCGAACTGCACCGCGAGATTGAGAGCATGGAAGCCGGAATTCCCGCCCCATCCAACAGTGTTCAATGGTTCGAGAAACAAGCGATCATCCGGCTTGCGGCAGTTGACCAGATGCACATCCGGGTATTTCTCGGCCGCCTTCCGATCGACCGTAAGCTTCAGGCCATCAAACTCAGGGCATCCCTTCACATGATCCCACCACGACAGATCACAGGCATGCAGGATGTCGGCCCACGGACACAGACGCCACGATGTGTTGATGACGATGAACCGCGCCTGTCCCTTCGCACTCTCCAGCGGCACCGTTTTCGCACTCGGACCCGACGCCACGATGATGACGGTCTGGCCCTCCCACGCCGGCCACCATTTCGGCTTCGTCATGCGAGAGCGGGATCACGCAACGGATAAAGGATCGCCGTCACCGGCTTTGGAAGGTATCCCTGCTCGAAAGCCTGATCAGGGTTGCCATCCGGCTCCCGATAGAAGTGGCCGACGAGGATGATCGTCGCCATTTCGATCTCTGGCGGCACCTCTGCCCCTGATGGCAGATCGCCGCTGCTGTCGAGGTCGAGGAGAACCTCGGCCTGTCCCTTCAGGTAATTGATTACGGCTGCGGAAGCAGCGGCGATATAGGCGTCGAGCAGCGCATCATCGTCGGCGGAGTCGACGTTGAGCGCCCGCTTGACCATATCGAGCGAAACCAGAGCCACCATGTCAGCCCACCTTGATCGGCTCTTTCGGCTTCTCAGCCTTCAGAACGCCGTCTTTGCCGTCGCGCCCGCGCCGTACGGCTATCGTCCAATGCTTCTGTTGGCCATCCGGCTTGTCGGTGGTGTCCGCATCGCAATGCCAGAGCGAGCCGCCCCAGGTCACGGTATCGCCGCGCTGGTAGGTCTCGCCTTCCTTGAACACGCCGCGGTAGATCATGACCGGAACGGTGAAGGCGAACTTCTCCACCCGATCACCCTTCGTGAACTGGAAGGTAAAGCCGCGCTCGCCATCGTGGATGACTGCGAGATCATCGAAGCCGAGTCCGTCCTGACCGTCCTTGCCGTCGCGGCCAGGCTCGCCCTTCTCGCCATCGACCCTACCGAGATCGCGGGTGGTGCCGTTGCTCATGGTGGCGATGAGATGCCCATTCGCATCGCGGATGAACTCGACCGCATCGAGGCCATCCTTGCCGTCGCGACCATTTTTCCCCGCCGGTCCTTCCGGACCCCGCTCGCCCGG